GGATGTGTCTGCAGAATCTCCTTGCTTGTTGGTCTACGATATCACATTCTGATATGCACTGGAAGTATTCGGAAACTTGATTATATTGATCATCTAAAGTGTTTTTTTCATCCCACTTCCATGATGCTAGTTCATTGTGTGATACTAAGTTATGCATAATGACCTCCTCACTCACTGAACTATTTAGTCATCGTATGCTAACTTAATGACTTTTTGGTTACATTTAACTTTTTCTTCAAGTATTGCAATGCTTCTTTACGTTGCCTAAGTGCCTCTGGTTTCAGATGCATTTTTTGTTCTTTATTAGAATGATGCTGCCAGTTTGGAACATTCATGGTTCTATCCTAGAGAAATTACCCTGCTTCTCAAACTTTATCACGCTATCAAACTTATCTTCAAGACCTTCCTTATGAGAGATAACAAAGATATTAGCATCTTTAATCACAAACCTAATAATCTTAAGAAACTCCTCTGTGCCAAAACCATCAAGTGATGAGTCAAAGACCTCATCCATGATAAGAAGATTAGTATTGACAGAGTTCTTCATTCTTGCAATTTCTCTCCAGGTAAAGAGAAGTGCAAGGTCAATTCTCATTTTCTCACCTTCAGAAAAAGAAGCATAAGAAAAGTCCTCATGGATGGGTGATTCAATAGTTTCTGTAAATTCTTCATCAAGTTTAAAGTTGATGTAGAAGTCCATCATCTGCAGGTATTTGTTTGCCTGTTGATTGATAATGGGCAGATACTTTTTAATGATTTGAGTTTTTACTCCACCATCTTTTAGAAGATTGTATGTAAAATCAAGATAAGTAATCTTCTCTTTCTTTTCACTTATATTCTCAAAGGTGTCTTGAAGACCTGTTCTGAACTGTTCTAATTTCTCATGTTCAGTATTTCTGTTTGCAACCTGACTGGTAATAGTTTGAATTTCCTGTTCCAGTCTCTTGATCTGTTTCTGACAACCATTGATGTGAGAATTGTTTTGAGTAATGCCATTAAGAAGTTTACTTAAGTCTCCTGAGATTTGTTGGAATTGAGACTCTCTTTCTTCCTCCTTTTTAATTGCGTTGAGGAGTTCTTGATAACCCTTCTGCAATTCTTCTGCTTTAGATTGAGAGTCACTAATTCTATTTACCCTAAATGACTCTTCAATATTTTGCTCACAGGTAGGGCAAACCCTATTCTCTGAGAAAAACTTATGCTCCTTAACTATACCACTAATCTTATGAGAAAGCTTACCCTTGATATTACCATACTCTCTAAGTTTAGATGCTGATCCCTCCAAAGAATTCATCTTCTCTTGAAGTATAACAACATCTTTATTAATGTTCTCATTCTTATGCATGAATAAGTTCTCTTCAGTTAAGAGAGTGTTGATCTGATGCTCTTTAGAACTGATATCTTCTTTACTTTGATTTTCAATCTGCTGAATAAAGTTTTTTTGCATATCAACTTTATCTTTCAGACTCTCTTTCTTTAACTCAAGAGTTCTGATCTCATCTTTAATAAGACGCATTCTACCTTTAACAATCTCATTCATAGATGAGAAGATTTTAATATCAAGTAAGTCTTCCACAACTTCTCTCCTACTATTAGTAGGAAGTTGCATAAATGGAACAAAAGAACTACTACCCAGAATAACAATCTGAGTAAATGACTTATAGTTCATCTTCAAAACATTTTGTTCCAACCATTTCTGTTGATCAATAGCAGAAGCATTTTGATCTAGTTCTTTACCATCTCTATAGATCTTAAAAACATTTGGTTTAATTCCTCTTTCTACTTTCCATTCAACATTATTAACAACAAACTCAATCTCTACAAAACAGTTCTTCTCATTTGTAGTGTTGATAAGTTGTCCTTTATTGATTTTTCTAAAAGACTTACCATATAATGAAAAAGTAAGTGCATCAAGAATGGTTGATTTACCAGCACCATTTGTACCAATAATCAAAGATGTACTGGCATCATCAAGTGATACAGTGGTAGGTTGATTCCCAGTTGATAAAAAGTTTTTCCAGGAAATGGTCTTAAAGGTTATCATCAGATTTATCTGGGGGAATCACAATGTCATTTTTAGATATAATAGCATACTTATGACCGTGTGTCTCACAAGTATGAATCATTAAGTCACTCTCAATCTCTATAACATGCATCAATGGATAATCAAGTTCCTCTAGTTGCATAGAGTATCTCATTGCATCATCTTCTTCTTCAAAGATATAAAGGACTTGTTCTCCTTCATCATCTACTACAGAATATGCTCCATCTTTTTCTTTACCTGCTACTGTAATAATATACATTATACTAACTCACAAGCTTCCTCATAAACATCTTTAATAAGAGATTGAACAACAGACTTGTCTAGTGAAAATTCTGCCTCTTCAATATATCTATTCAAGATAGAGAAAGTATCTTCTGTCTCTACATCTGGATTCTCAGTAAAGTATCCATTATTAAAATCATAACTCTCAACAATTTTTAAATCAGCTACTCTTGTTTCATAGATTTTATCTACAAACTTTTCAAAGTTAGATATATCATTCTTTGATTTAACAATAATTTTTACAATCTTATTACGATAAGGAGATGCATCAAACATCTGATAGGGAGTATCATCATAATAAATGTTATGGAACATTCTAAATGGATTATTTACATAATCAAATTCCATATCATCAGTGTCCAGAATAATAAAACCTCTTTCATCATTAACATCATTCCAGAACATCTCATAAGGATTTCCTATGTAGAAAATTTTTCCATCATTTGATCTTGTATGGAAATGACCTGAAAATACTCTCTTGAACTTCTGATATAGTTTGCTCTCCATACCATGATCCATGATGAGGTTTTTATGAGCTCTAAATCCTGTAAGTTCAAGGTGCCCCATCGCATAGTGGCAAGTTGAATTTTCAATAAATTTAAAAGTTTCTTCTTTATTATTTTCATTAATCCAAGGAATGAATAATATAGGTGTCTTATCAACAGTTACTTCTGTTGCTTCTGAATATGTAATTATATTATCATATTCATTTAACAAAAGATTATTGGAGTTGATATCATTGGTATTTTTATAGTAAGCATCATGATTTCCCACCATAAGATGCATAGTGATTCCTCTTTCCTTGAGAGGTTCAAATACCACTCTCTTTGCCCAATCTAATGCTTTAAATTCAATACCCTTTCTTACATCAAAGGCATCTCCCATGTGAATTACAGTGGTGATACCTTCTTTGTCTAGAGTTGGAAAGAAAATCTCATTGTAAAACTTTTCAAAATAATCATGAAACAACTTGGAACCTTTTCTTGCTCCATAGTGTGTATCAGTAATAACTGCTACTCGCATCAGTTCCTCAATTTGCTATGGACAGCATCTTTGATGGAATTGTACTCGCTGTAGTTGCTGCTGTCAAGATCATTTGAGTCAAAGACCTCATCAAAATTAGTCTTCTCTAGAATCTTATTTTTAATTTCAAGTTGCTTCTTCTCTTGTTGAATCCTCCTAAGGAATGCATAATAAATGATTTGAGTAAAATATGCAAAAGGATTCTTTGACTTCTCTGGGTTAAAATTATGAATATATCTTACACAATTTTCAATACCATCACAGATCATATCATCCTTGAACATATAGTTCACAAAGTTAGGTTTGTATGATAGGTGATTAGCAATCTTCAGGAAGCACTCACCAATATACCTAGGAATCTGTGGTTTGGGCAATCCTTTTTCTTTTGCTCTCTCAATATCAATAGCATACTGTTCTAAGGCTGCCAAGAAATCTTTGTTATTGACATAGTGCTCTGATTTCTTAGGTCTTGCCATAGTAGTATAAGAGAAGGGCATAATAATCATTTATCTACTGGAATTATTATAACAGGAAATCAAAACGTTGACAACTATGTGTTTTACCAGTAGACTAGGTTTGTTGCCTTTGAAAGATAAGCTTTAGCTAGATTTATAGAGTTTCTCTAAGACCTCTTTTGCATCTTGAACAGAGGAGAGATATCCCATCTTTCTATCTATCTGAGCATGATTGCCCTTATGCATCTTTCTAATATATTCTTGATAATATAGAATCATCTCAATATCTTCTGACTCAGACATTGTAAGAACATCATCAATATTAACTACAAACATATCATCAGAGGTTGACTTTAACCAAGGTTCAAACTTATGTCCTACTACTGTGCCTCTTAACTTTACTTCTTCAACCACAATTGGATTTGATACAAGAAGCATAGTTCTATCATCATCTACATCTGCTGCTACTTTGGCAAAGATTTCATCTCCACCTTTAAATTTAATAGTACAATAGAAATCATCTTCTAGCATACACACACTCCTAGTCTTTTATGTTGACTGATATAATGTCATAATTGAATTGCTCTTGAACATAAATTTTCACTCTCTCAATAAAATGATTCAGTGTATAATTCTTTCTTGATCCTAAAGTTAGATCATCAGCAATATCATATAGTTTTGCTTTAACTTTATTTTTGCCTTTTCTTAGGACTCTACCAATACTCTGCAAATTACGAATACGAGATTTGGATGGAGAGGCAAAGATTACATTGTGTAGATTTTTAATATTGATTCCTGTGCTGAATGTTCCGTAAGAGGCAACAATGATGGCATCATCTTGTTGTTCAGTAATT